AACAACCGGCACAACTTTTTCTCCCGAAGAAGACCAAGGTGCTGTTGAAGACGGAGCATAAGTATACTCTGTGCTATTTGTCATTGTAGGTGGCTTACCCATTAGTTCTACTCCTGATGTTACAGCAGCATCTACGGGACCACGTTCTGGTCCTGTCCAACCTACTGTTTCAAGAGTTACTGCTAGTGCATATGCATCAACATCTGCTGTTGCCGCAATATGCGTCATGCCAGTATCTGTCTGAGCAGTTCCAGCGTCATGGCCAATTGTAATGGTGTTAGTACCTGTAGCACTACCAGCCACAATATTTACATGGATTCCGAATCCACAAACTCGTGCACCTTCTGGAATGAAGATAACACGCTTATAAACGGCGGCAGCCCATGTCAGGCCATCAGCAAAATTGACAAAGTCAATTGCCGACATCTGCTTGGCACTGGTTATTTTAGTTTTTAAAGAGTCCATAGATTTCTCCTATTTAGACATTTTAGGGTATAGGAGCCCCCGCTACGGGGCTCCGTAGCTAAGGGCTTCATAGGTTAGAATTATAAGTTAGTCGCAGTGCATTCAATGCGATACATCCACAAATCTTGCAGAATAATGCAAGAGTAGAATGTGTCCCATGCAACAGTACCACGCTGACCCAAAGGGTCACCAGGTCCTGGCTTAGGCATAACGACTTTGGAGCGGAGAGAATCCATGCCTCCAAGTGTGGCACAACCGATTGCATCGGCTGCTAGTATGATAACGGGATAAACATCACAACTGCCAGATGTCCCTGAAGTACCGCTGGTTGTAACCATGAAGTTACTACCTGCTGTAGCGCCAGCATCTGCAAAAGGAACGGCTTGGGTTGTGGTGATGAATCTCACGCCACGGACTGAACCAATCTCACCTTCGATTGCATCACCTGTGTCGGAATACTTTTCGACTGGGACGAATCCGGTAATTGCCTCAATGTCCTGACGAAGGTCAGGATGGCAGATACCAACAAATGATTCACGGATCGGCTCGGTAGCAATGCCAACTGCTGCTTTCAATTTCTTGCGTAGCTTGACGGCATCATTACGTTCCAGTACACGGATGGCCTTTTGAATTAGACCGTCGGATCCTGTTGGTGCTGCGGTTAGTTGAGTAGCATGTGCTCCAACTAAACCAATTGTTTGGTCCGTAGTTGCCCTGGAAGTTCCACCTGAGTAGGCTGCCTGGGTTCCTGCACGAAAGGTCTTGTAGCTGAGAAAGTCAATTGTCTCACCAGCTTGCGTGGCCTGTCGTTCTGAAATTACGTTGAGAACCGGGTCATGCGAGGCTGCCAAAAGGACGTCTGTGGTATTCACATAACTTCCGAATTGCTTCAGCGTGTGCATGAGCGTGGTGTGCTCAAGCGAGGTAAAGTCCGGTGTTACACCTTCCGCAATCGGGGAATCCACGACTGGAAATCTTTCGTAACGACGGTGTCTGATCTCTAATCCCTGCTTCTGGGGCTTAGTTTCTTTTTGTGCGAATTTCGCAAATGTCAGCAATCGCTTTGCAATTGGTAACATCTTCTTTTGAATAGTGAACGCATCGTTCTTGCTCAGGTCACCATAACTGGTGGCCTGCGTAACGCTTCCCGTTCCGCCATAAGCTGCCATAATCAACTCCTAATAAAATTATTAATAAATAAGGAATCCCTAAAAATCTTCTTCTTTAGGGTCTGGGACACTATCCCAGAGGTCCTCATCCGACATGTTGTCGGTGTTTCTCTCTATTCTTGGAGCGGAGTTGCTCATCAGGTTCGAGGCCGCCTTGCGTCTCGTACTCTGTTTTTTAGCTGATCCTTCTGACTGCGTCTTTGGTGGTGGCTCTTCTGCTACTCGCCAACCCTTGCCGGAATCTGTATTTTCCAGCCATAAATTCATTACTGACGCATGATCATCAGGCGACGTGGATTCGGTCATCATTTTAGTAAGTGCAGGCGATGCCAAAACATATGATTGAAAATCTGGATCTCTGTCGATATCCCTATAATCATCTCCAACTGTACTGAGCATCGAATTATTGTGGTTGCTCAAAAACTGCTGGTAGTTCTGGTCGTGGTAGGCTTTTTCAAGCTGGGC